CAAGCGAAGCATAGGCATTTGCTGAAGGAATGCCTGAACCATCTTCGACAATGAACGACATGATTGCACCTTTCCGTTTACGAATTCACTTGCACATCGAACAAAATAGCATCATCCCCAGGATCAACAATTTTGACATTGCTGATCTTCCAAACAATATTTCTATCTTGAATTTTCGTTGCCGTTTTCATTTCGTCAGGCGTGATGTCACCAGCGGCAATCAAGACATGTTTTTCTCCTTTAGCCACTAATACAGGATCAGCTTGATCGTTCCTTCTTTGATTTAAAAAAACTCCCACCACTGTCTTTGTCGTGGTGCTTTCAATCTTTCCTAGATATGGCTTTGTGATGTCTCGGTCAATGGTTGTCGGGAAAATAATCACAATAGAACGCCCATTTTTAGCAATGAGTTTTTGAGCCAATAGAACAAATTTTGTGAATCTAGCCATAAGATTATGGGGCACTCTTTAAGTTGCGGAAATTGAAATCTACGTCCCAGTTAGAAAATGAAACAGTGTTAAAATTCAACTTAAATGTCGCCCGATGAACTTCAACACGGTTTCATTTTCTAATTGGGATGTAGATTTCAATTTCCGCAACTTAAAGAGTGCTCCATAGTCTTATGGCCAGATTCACAAAATTTGTTCTATTGGCTCAAAAACTCATTGCTAAAAATGGGCGTTCTATTATGATTATTTTCCCGACAACCATTGACCGAGACATCACAAAGCCATATCTAGGAAAGATTGAGAGCACCACCACAAAGACAGTGACCGGAGTTTTTTTAAATCAACAAAGAGACGATCAAGCCGATCCAGTGTTAGTGGCTAAAGGAGAAAAGCATGTCTTGATTGCCGCTGGTGACATCACTCCTGACGAAATGAAAACGGCAACGAAAATTCAAGATAGAAATATTGTTTGGAAAATCAGTAATGTCAAAATAGTAGATCCTGGCGATGATGCAATCATGTATGACGTGCAAGTGAATTCGTAAACGGAAAGGTAGAATCATGTCGTTCATTGTCGAAGATGGTTCAGGCATTCCTTCAGCAAATGCCTATGCTTCGCTTGCGTATATTTTGAATTATTTAACAGAGCGCAATAGGGTGACACAAAATTCTTGGAGTACCTTGGCAACTGCCGTACAGCAGGCCCATGCCGTTGCTGCTACGGATTATATTGAAGGCCGTTTTCGTTCACGCTTCATGGGGCAAAAAGAATTCCGAAGCCTCACAAATGCCAAGGCTGTTTTGACCTTTGCGGACAATCCCATTGCGGCTTCGGTGGTATTGCTTGGCACGCAAACCTATACCTTTGTCGCCGCTCTAGGTGTGGCTGATGATGTGTTGATCGGAGCTAGCATACAAGCTTCCATCAACAACCTTATCAATGCTATTGCCGCTGTTCCTGACGAGGCAGGCGTAACACATGGAACAGGCACGGTAACGAATACTGTTGCTCAAGCCTCGGCCTTTGAAGACAATGCCCTAGTTGCGGAAGCCTTGGTAGAAGGCACACCGGGGAACGCGATCATCAGCACCACCGATGTAGTCAATGCTTCATGGAGTACCGCGACATTGATCGGAGGCACATTGAACGGAAATCCTCAACCGCTTTCCTTCCCTCGCATCAATCTCATTGATCGTGATGGGTTGCGAGTCTTAAGGATGCCAGATAGATTATTGCAAGCTACCACTGAATATGCAGTAAGGAATGCAGGGTCAATCTTGCAACCTGATCCTGATGTGACAACAGGATTGCAAGTCGTTGAGAAAAAAGAAAAGGTGGACGTGATTGAAGAAACCACCAAATGGACGGAAGGTGGAAGCATTCAAATTTCTGTTCCTTATCCTTCCGCCGACAGTCTTCTTAGTGACTATCTTCGCCCGAGCGGATTGGTCTTCAGGAGTTAACGATGCCGATAATCAAAACATCCAAAGGATTTAAGTTTGGGAAATCAGGAAAGGTCTTTCCAACGCGAGCGCAAGCCGTGAAGCAAGGCCAAGCGATAAAAGCTTCACAAGCGATAAAAAATAGGTGAGAAGTTATGGCTCAGAAAATTACTCTACAAATTAAAAGGGTCGATGCCACTATGGTTGAAGGCATCAGTCGAAAGGTTGCTGAGACAGCGTTTGCGGCCTTCTCAGCCATTATCATTGCTTCCCCTCATGACACTGGCCATTTCAGGCAAAATTGGCAAGTCTCGTTAAACGAACGGAAGACCAACGAACTTGAAGGCACTGACAAAAGTGGGCAGAACACTATAAGAAAAGGTCAACCAGTGTTTGCAAATTACGAAATGAGTAGAGGGGAAAGTGCAAACAAAATTATTTTCTCAAACAATGTCCCATATGCCAAGCGATTAAATGAGGGACATTCCAAGCAAGCAGCGTCTGGCTATGTGCAAAGGGCTTTACGTGCTGGAATTAAAGCTTTGGGAACATCAGGAAAGATTTTCAAATCATGAGTCTGTCACCAGACGAAGCAGATAAAGCCATTCAAGAGGTATTCAATCAAGCCTGGGGAAAGACAACTCCCGTGGCTTGGGATAATTTGGACTTCGACGCTGAAGCCCAAAACAAACCCTGGGTGAGACTGAACGTGCAGTTTACTACGGGGAGTATTTCCGAGCTTGGCCTAGTGGGTGATCGTCGTTTCAGAAACGAAGGGCTGGTCTTTGTTCAAGTCTTCACCCCTGTAGGCGGGGGGAAGTCTGTGAATACATTACTGGCTACTACTGCACGAAATGTATTCCGAGGGGTACAACTTGCAGGGGGTCTTTGGTTTCGGAACGAAGGAATCACCGATGTAGGGCCTGACGAAAAGTGGTATCAACAAAATGTTAGTGCAGAATTTATTTTTGATGAAGTGGAGTGACGGAATTGGTTGGGTCACTTAACAACAGGAGGAACACACGATGAGCGATAGTAATAGATTTGCGCTTGCGGTTGTGGAAGAGGTGACACCAGGAACCACACCCGCTACTCCGCCCTGGGAAGCTTTGAGAATAACGGGCGCACCATCCTTAGAGTTTGCACCAACGACTGTTTCCTCAGAAGAGATTAGGCCAGATAGAAATATCCCCGATTTGATTTTGACGGATGCGGAAGCTGGTGGAGAAGTCACGGCTGAATTGAGCTTCGGAGCACTGGACACTGTGTTGGAAGGAGCCATGTTCAGTGCGTGGGTTGAAAGAAACAATAGAAAAGGATCAGAGATTACCGACATCACAGGACAAATCATCACCGTGTCTTCCGGCACGGCTTGGGTTGTTCAAGACTTGGCTTATCTGGAAGGGTTTGGAGATGCCAACGATGAAATCGTTTTCCCCGTTATAGCTAGCGCTGATGCAACTACGCTCACGGCGGCTAGTGGGTTAACGGCCAATCCTTCACCACCGGCAACTGCCCGGGTCTACAATGTAGGCGTACAAGGGGCAGCTGGTGACATTGAATCCTTGATCAGTCCTAACAGACTCATAAGTTCCGCTCTGGACTTCACTACGCTTGGTTTGTTGGTTGGGGATTGGTTCAAGATCGGAGGAACATTGGCAGCGAATCAATTGCCAACGGCTGTAAATAATGACTGGGTAAGGATATCAGCTATTGCAGCAAATACGTTGACTTTGGATGTTGTGCCTACGGGTTGGGTGGCTGATGCCTCAGGTCCAGAACTTGTGTGGTTATTCTTTGGGGATCGGCTTCGGAATGGAGTAACTAAACGATCCTATTCATTGGAAGAACAATTCCAAGATCATTCGCCAGTCAGTTTCCAATATTTCCGAGGGATGCACTTAGACACTTTTGGAATTGCTATCCCATCGGCGGCAATCATGACAGTCAGTATGAATTGGTCAGGGTTCACGGCTGACCCAACAACGACTCGATTCACTGGATCAACGGACGTGGCCGCTCCACAAAATTCCGTGTTCAATACCTCCTCAAGCGTAGGAAGGATTGGGCGGGGAGTTGATGGACCATTCGCTACGCTTGATGGTTCCGTTCTTGATGGAGCAATCAACTTTGCCAATAACCTTCGGCAACTAAAAGCTGTTGGGACACTAGGAGCGGTTGGTGTTGGGGCGGGGTCTATGTTGGTAACAGGAAACACGAATTGCTACTTTGACAGCCTTTCGTACTTGCTTGATGTCATCAACAACATCGAGAGAAGTTTGGATATGAGGGTAGAGGATAGCCTTGGAAAAGCCATCGTCTTCGATATGCCGAGGCTCAAATATTCCACGGGTGGGGCACCTGTTCCAAGTCAGAATTCGGACATCTTTATCAACCTTGAATTTCAAGCCATCTTGGAATCCGATAACGATTTGTATACGGTACAGATCCAACGGTTCCACAAGACTCAGTGATATTAACCAACGGGAGAGAGCACGGTTTCTCTCCCGCACATGAAGGGGGCAGTGATGAGAAAAGGGGAACAACAGCAATCTGAAGAAGTGCCGGAGCAAAACAATTCAAGAAGTAAATTCGCCAATCTCTATACAACCTATGGGAGCGAACCGGAACTTGA